GGAGACCATCGTTCTGCCATTAAACTACACCGAGGTGGCGATGAGAGTGGGATTCGAACCCACGGTCCCAGTTTCCTGAAACGACAGTTTAGCAAACTGTTGATTTAAGCCGCTCATCCATCTCATCAATTGGTGGACCGCTGGAGGATCGAACTCCAACCTCCGCCGTGCAAAGGCGGCGTGCTCCCATTATCACTAGCAGCCCTTTATATTTGGAGCGGACAGAGAATTTCGAAATCTCGACCTGTTCGTTGGCAACGAACTGCTCTGCCTCTGAGCTATGCCCGCTTTATAATTCTACCTTTTTTCCATCCTTCAGGTATCACATCTGTTTTCTTAATTTTTTTTGATATTTGTCCGTCAGTTATCCACATTGTATTATATTGAGAATTTTTATTTCCTTTTTGTGTGGCGGAGTTTTTTTCTCCAATCACTTTTTTTGATTTATAAGAATGTTTTTTGCCTTTAAATGAAGGAGGTGAGGGCACAAATCCATTAAGTATTCTGTTTTTCATCATTTCTGAAAGTTTTTTTCTTGCGCCCATAGTCTTGGCTGCGTTATCAACGCCATGTTTTTCAAAAATTGCTTTATCTGCTGATATTCGTGCCATTCTATTTTTAGCTACCCGCAATTCCTCATTTTCGTTAACGTAATCCCATCCTCCAAATCCTCCAACTTTTAAGTTATATGTATTTTGAGTTGTAATGAATTCCTCTGTTACTATTTCTGCCTCTTTAGCATACATCTCTTCGGGATTGTCGAAAACAAAAAGAATTTCTTTCTTAAAGTTTTCGATACCATACTTTTCCTGAGCATGTTTTAAATATTTGCCTGATCCCATGTAATTGTCATCCAAATTTTTGGTCTTATGACTTCCGATATAGAATTTGCCATCTATTTGGTTTGTTATCTTGTATATTGTGTAGTACATAGTTTCCTCCTATGCACATATTTATACAAGTTCGAGTTTTGACACCGACTCAAGGGAGCAGGATAACGGAATCGAACCGATAACATCAGCTTGGAAGGCTGTAGTTTTACCATTAAACTAATCCTGCATATTATTTACTAAGGGGCACACTAGCACTGTCATCCCGACGTTCATTGCTGTTGTTTAAAAATAGGCGTTATGTCAATTGCGCCATTTCCCCATTAACTATATATTTGGCTCCAGTGGTTGGGGTCGAACCAACGACAAACGGATTAACAGTCCGCTACTCTACCTCTGAGCTACACTGGAATAATCTGGTACCGGATGCTGGGATTGAACCAGCGACCTCTGCTTTATCAAAACATTGCTCTACCACTGAGCTAATCCGGTATGGTAGGGGCAGGGGGACTCGAACCCTCCAACCTCGACGTTAAAAGCATCTTGCTCTACCATTGAGCTATACCCCCAAAACTGGTAGCGGGTGAGGGAATCGAACCCTCGACTTCAGCTTATGAGACTGACGAGATACCTTTTCTCAAACCCGCATCAAACTGGCGCCTCTTACGGGATTCGAACCCGTGTCCTTCTGCGTGACAGGCAGACGAGCACTCCTCTGCTCCAAAGAGGCTAAAAACTTATGGTAGCAGGTGCTGATTTCCTGCTTGCTGGTGAACACCTCAAGATTACCTTATAGTGAGGCTCGTAACGTTGCCAGCGCGTATCCTCTTAGCGTATCAGCCTACGCATTTACCATAGTTCAACATACTGGATTTTAGCAGTGTTACCGCATAAATGAGGAACGACCTCAACTACACCAATATGTTGAACTATAGCCCCACCCCCTACAGTAGGTCCATAGTGTCTTATTGATTTTGGACGACAGTCCTCAAGTCTAAATGTCCGTATGCGTAGTCCACTATCACTCGCATATTTTAGTTGACGGGGCTTTCACCCGCCTCGATCTGGTGCGCTGCTGACCACTAGGGAATGTGGCAACAAGCGTGACGGGACTTAGTTATTCAACTCCGAAATGTGATTTGATTATACTAGCAGCATCTTCAAACGCATCTTCTTTAGCTCTCATACGCTCGTAGTATTCCCGAGATTCATACATTCCCGGTTTAGAGTAATATTCTTTCTCGGCATCCATTAAAGACACACATTCCCGAACAATCAATTCGGCGAACTTTTCTTTGTTAAATGTTACACGGTCAAACCCATTATCCACACCATACTCAACAGTAGTGGCTTTTTTAATAAATTCACCAATTCGTTCATTCATCACACAATCTCCCAAAACAATTTTGGATTCTTTCGTTTACGTTCGGTCCAATAGGGAATAGCCCAAGCAAGATTAGTCTCAATCACAATAGGTGTCAATTCATACATAAGATTGAGTTTACGACTTGCATACACTTTCATCAACACAATCTGCTCCTGTTCATTCACTATACACATATTATAGCGAATTCGGATATGGTTGTCAACCAATATTTTGTGTTGTTTTTTTACAACAAAACTCACTGTGGTACTTGAAACCTCGATGACCCTATCTTCCTGGCATCTTCGTCAGCGTGGTCGACTCTGGCTGTCTAGATGTTGTTCCAGTGTAGTCATTAGCGAGTTTTGATATGGTGGGGACTGAAGGAATCGAACCTAACCGCCAGCCACTCTGCAATTATAAGGCAAGAGATTTACAGTCTCCCGCAGAGAACAGCCCCCATATTGAAACACACTAAGTTTTTCCCTACTAAGGACGGCATGTGTAGTTTTACATGAACCAGACGGGCGCGAACTGGGAACTTTCATTTCCGCTTTGGTTCGGGGAATTTACGAAATGTGCTTCAATATGGTGCCTCAGGTGGGACTCGAACCCACAGAATTCGGCTTCTAAGACCGACACGTATACCAATTCCGTCACCGAGGCTTGGTGCCCGAGGCCGGACTCGAACCGGCACGCCCTCTTTCGAGTAAGCGGCGGATTTTAAGTCCGCTGTGTCTACCGATTTCACCACTCGGGCTTGGCCTGACCGGCAGGGATCGAACCTGCGACATTCTGCTTAGAAGGCAGATGCTCTATCCACTGAGCTACGGTCAGATATAAGATTGCTGAATTTTTAAAGAGCGTTCAATCACACAACAGAATACATTCTACAGACTTTTCTATGGAATGTCAAGACTTATATTTAGTGTTGTTTTTTTACAACTGGAGCACAGAGTCGGATTCGAACCGACGATTTTAGAGTTTTGCAGGCTCTTGCGTTGGACCACTCCGCCATCTGTGCAAAATTGGTAGTAGGTAAGGGATTCGAACCCTTCCGTTCCAGCCCATCTGACCGGTCTCCAGGGTTTATAAGGCCCCGCCGCACACCAGTGCTACCTACCTAAATTCATCGATTTCTTTGAAGAGTACCGCCTAGAATGAGTGCGGCTAACCACTCTGCCGCACCATAATTGATACCAAGTGAGAAAAGAGTGTTCACAGACCAAATGAGTAAAAATGGCCCGATGATGATCATGGCGACAATAAACAAAATCAAAAATAACTTATTCATATAGGTCATCTAATTCATCTTCAGCAAAATTATTGGGATCGAAATTTTTAAGCTTTTGTTTTACTCTAAATCGATCTTTTTTGTATTCTTTAAGTTGTTTCTTTCTGTTCGGGCGATCATCTTCTTCATCATAAAATTCCCGAAAGTTCTTAATTTTCTTATCTTGATTTGACATTTGTGGTTTCTTTTTCGCCCGCTAAAAGTTCTGGAAGTGATTCTTCGATGAGTTTTCTACTAAAGCCTTTGTAGGTAATCTTTTTGTTCTTGATCATTAGAAACAACTGCGCCTCTTCTGGAGACACACTTTCTAAAATATCAATGAACATTTTTTCTTTCTGAAACTTAGTCAGATTGTTTTGCGCACCTTGAATAAAATATCCAACCTTTCTCAACTCCTTAGGCATTCTATTGTACCCCCAATTGTCTGGAACGTCAAGTGGCTTGTATGGAGGATCTCCTTCAGGCAAATCAAATACCAAATTCTTGTGATACGTTAGTTGTAACACTTTTTGCAAATCTGGTTTCAGTCCAGCAATAGTCTTCAGTGCGGGGGATCGATCCTTTGCAG